GCCCGCCTGCATGGCCCTTCGCCATTGCTTCCTCCGCTCTTCCGGATGCATCATCATTTCATCCTCATTGTGCAGCTCGGGGCTGACAGGAATTGCTGGGGTTATGCCGGAAGTCCTAAGCCATTTATCCGTATTTGGATTACAAAGTAGTGTCATTTGCAGTGTCAAATTTGGTGTCAATGAGAGGCTGTCACATGGAAATTGGAAGCGAGTTCGTCCGTAAGCGTGGTGATCGGTGGCAGATGGGTATCCACTACCGCGCGGATATCACTGACAAGTGGCATTTGAAGTCAAAAACATGCGACGCTAAGACAAAGCGCGAGGCAAAGGAATATTTGAGACAGTGGCACATCGTTTTTGAAGCAAAAAGCTCAAACACTGCCGCTGTCTACGTGGCCGATTATGTGGACAAGTATATCGACCTCAAGGAGGCGTCCCGTACTATCCGCCCGAACACGGTCGAGGGCTACCGCTACGCCGCTCTGCGTATCCGCGAGGGCTTCGCATCCACTCCTTTAGACAGCCTCACGACCAAGAAGGTGCAGGAGTGGGAAGCGTCCATGCTATCCGCTGGTAAATCCGTAGAGACCGTCACGAAGACCCATAGGCTGCTCAAAGCTGCTATGGCCTACGCAGTCGAGGTGGACGACATACGCAAGAATCCAATGCTCGCCGTCAAGCCACCTAAGATGCCAACGCGTCGGCCCAATGCCCTCGATGCCGCCACACGCAAACGGCTCATGGAATCGTTGAACATGATGGGGAACTCCCCTGTCACGATTGCCGCATGGATCGCGCTTTGCGGCGGACTCCGTGAGGGAGAGATATGTGGTCTCCAATGGGACGACGTGAACATGGGTGACGGCGTGCTGTGGGTGCGCCGTGCGATTGCCCATACGCGGGGTGGTACCTACGTCAAGGAGCCAAAGACGGGGCATGTGCGCGACGTGCCAATCACCGACACGCTCATGCGCCACCTCGAGGCTTGGCACGAATGCAATACGTCCACCTATGTCATAGGACATGGCGACGACTACCACAACCCGGCTATGCTGGGCAAGGAGTGGCGCACAATCTCGCGGGCGCTAAACCTCGTCGGCACGGAGGGCCGCACGTGCACCTTCCACGACCTGCGCCACACCTTCGCCACCGCCGCCATAGCGGCAGGCGTGGACGTCAAGACGGTCTCGAGCATCCTTGGCCACGCCAACGCCGCCATGACGCTCAACGTCTACGCGAGCGCGGACCCGGATGCGAAGAGAAGGGCGGCGTGCGTCATAGACAAGGCGATTTGAGTTAGCCTATGATGTCGATATACGCAGCCTCGATGCTCGGTACCGTCATGCTTGCCCCGAGCACTGTCGTATAGGTGTAATCGCCGGCAGAGACTCCATAGACCGTCACGATATCCTTCTCGAGGATATTATCGGCCCCCGCCGGAAGCGTATAGGCGACTAGAACAGGATCAGTCCATATATCATAAGAATCCTTAGTGATGCTCACGCGAAGCGTGAGTCCATTATTGGAGCCCTGTTGCACCTGTATGACCTGTCCGGTGACCGCAACATAACTGCCCTCTACAGAATCCGGGTTCCTAGCTAGGTCCTCATACGACATCCCAACGCACTGAGCCTTGTACTGATCCTCTGTGAGCGTTGTGCATGTGACGGACAGCTGGCAGCTGACGTCACCACTCGTAATCGTTACTTCTGAGGTCTGACCGGCGGCAAGAGTTGCGGGGGCAGCTATGGTGTAGTCGGATATACTGCCTGTTGTCCCATCCGAATATGTGGCTACCACTTTTATTCCAGCATTAGAGGCGTTCAGAACCGTTCCCTTTTTCGTAGATCCGTTATATGTCGCAGAGATTCCCGTGATGGTAGGAGCTTGCTTCGTCTCTACTACGCTATTTGCGGAGGTTTGCGTTGTGGAGGTAGCCGTCTGGGGCGACTTCGGACTGACTACAGCAATAATCCAGCATAGTGACCAAAAGGCCATCAAGATGATAAGGGCTATTCTTGCCGAACGGTTCTTTGGGTGTTTGCGCCAGGCAAGCAATACGAGACCGAAAGGCGCAACAAAAATGCACATAAGGACGATGAACCACGCCTTATCGAGAATCGACATTTTAGCAGGGCCATTTGACAAGTTGTTGCTTTCTGGTTCTGATGGCATCGATTCGTGGTTGTTTTCCATATGTCCGGCCATGACATCTCCCGTTTGACGACTTCAGCTGTCTTTGGCAAGAAGTATATGTTTTTCAGCCGACGTTAATGGACAAAACTCTGAAATATGTTCAACAATAGCTGCCATTAGGGACGCGCTTGGGACGCGATAATAGTTGCCAGACTTGTACGCAATCAGGGTGCCAGCCCTGTGAGATAGAATCGATCGAAAAGGCGACGGAGGAGCGACTATGGCCCTCGTGGATGCGGTGACAGGCGTCAGGAAAGCGGCCCGGAAGGTCATCGACACGGCAATCGCACGTGGGACCATGGTGGCCGCGCTCGAAGGCGACTTCTACCTCCGGTTGAGGGATGCGATGCGCCTCATGTCCGCGCGGAAGGGCAGGCGGCCATGACCGCTCCCCGCCAGGCACCGCCGCTCCCCTCCCGCGCCTACGTCTCCGTGACGCTCGACGTGGACGAGTCCGGTCGCGAGATGCTGCGGTCGGTCTCGCTCGACGGACGCCGCTGGCAGGTCACGCGGGAGGAACCGCCACGGACCGTGGGACGAGCCACAGAGGCGCAGCCGCCCACGGTGCGCGAGGTCAGTCTCGCGGGATCGCAGACGCCGCACGAGGTCTGGCGGCAGGGGACGCGCTGGTTCGTGGTGAGGAAGTAATTGGGTCCCTCCCTGCACCAAGACAGGGAGGGACCCGAGTCGACGCCGGGTGACCCGTATGGCTATGCGGCCCCGGACGGGGCGGCGGTAGGCGTGGACACCGCGGGGGGCGCCGGCGTGTCGTCCTGTCACGCGGCCCTCCCGAAGCCGAGCACGGGGAAGAAGACGACCGGGAAGAGCAGCAGGCCGAGGCCGAAGGCCGTGGGCTTGCCGAACCCCCGCGCGAGCCTCGCATACATGACGCCCACGACGCAGAGGAGCACGACCCCCACGGCGAACGCGACGACCCGCAGGCCGCTCCCGCGCGGCAGGGAGAACGCCGCGGCCTCGCAGGCGACGAGCGCGACCTCCCCGCCGACGAGCCACCAGAACACGTCCCTCTTCCAGACGCGGCCGAGCATGGTGTAGACGTCGCAGAACGGGACGATGGCCTTCCAGCCGGGCTCTCCCATCTTCCTGAACGTCATCCACCTCGAGGCCGCCATGATCACGCATGCCGTCGTGGCGAGCATGGCGATGACGGAGACGGCCCCGAGCATGATGGGGAGGCGGGACATCGCCCCCACGAGGAAGTGTCCCGACATGACCTTCCGTCCGATGCTGGCACCCATGGCATCCCCTTTCCCTCAGGTTTGGCACCCTTATCCCCACCCCGGGCCCCGGCCCGGCAGCACGGGGCGACTTCCTCGAAAACGACACGGACGCGCCTGAAACACAGAAAAAGCCCCCGCACAGCGCACGAAGCGCCAGACGGGGGCTGTTTTGTGTCTTCGCAGGTAGACGGCTCGCTGTAAGGCCACGTGGGGCCCTGTGAGGGGTGACGTGGGGCAGTTGGCCCACGGTTTGCGCCTCACGCATGACACGCAAGCGCGGTTGTCTATGACGATCGGCGATTGGTGATACACGACGGCCTCTAGAACGTGGTCGGAAAAATGAAGTGGCGCTAGAACCTCTCGCTGTTCAGAGCACGCTGGAAAGCCTTGGTGGTGTACTCGCCCCAGTCGGAGTCGAGGTCGCACCAATAGCGAATTCCATCAGCCGTGTACCAGTAGTATCCAAGATCTTTGAAATACTGCTGCAGTGCGTCGATTGAATGACCAGAGAAGTCGCCATCGAGGAGGTATCCTTGGTAGTAGCCCTTACTCTGGAGATACTGCTGGAGAGCAAGCTTCGTCTGATAAGCAAAGTCACCATCAATCAAATAGCCCTGATACAGGCTATAGAACTGAAGAGTACGCTGAAGATTCTTAATGGTGATTGGGCCGAAGTCACCATCGACCAGAAGTTCGCCGCTCTCGCCGTCGAGGCTGCCTACGCTTTCGGTGCTCGGCGTAGACGGCACGTCCGGGAGCGTGGCGTAGTCGGGCGCGATCGCTGCTGCGATGTACGCCCACGAGCGAACTCGCCTCTGTACCTTGTAAGCAACATTACCCTCGATGGTCTGAGCGCCGACGTCACCTAGATTGATCTCGCAAAGACATGTGTGGTCAAGATTTCTAGGATCGCCATCGTCATCAGTGCCGGCCTTGGACCAGTCAATAAGAAACACGTCGCCAGGCTGAGCGTCTCTGACAGAAGCCCTAAGCCGTCCCGCAGCCTTGGCTGCATTGTAAATCGCTCTGGTACTAGCCGCTGGAAGGCCGGCGCAGCTCGCCCCTGCCTGCGCGAAGCACCACGAGACGAACATGGCGCAGTACGGGACGCCCGTGGTACCGAAATAGGAAGATCCCGTAATGCCCGCGTACCACCGACCGTACTTGCTCCCCTCCTCGGGGTCGTCACGCCGGTCGCATCCGATCTCGCCAGCCGCGATGGAGAGCACGTCGGAAGGGCAGTTACTCATACTTGACCTCCTTCGGCTCTTGGGCGTCGGCGGGCCCGTCCGTGCTGTCCTGAGCCTCGATTTCCTTCTTCTGATCGTCTGTCAGGTCCGCCATGTCTACGCCTCCTTGTCGGTCGTGCCGGCATCCGTGGCCGTGGACACCTCCGGCAGACCCTCCAGCGAGGTCAGCAGTGAGACGACAGCTGCCAGTGCGGCGGCCCCCGCCACGACCTCCCAGTTGACCTGCCCGATGACTGCCGCAGACGCGCCGATGGCACCGATAGCGGCCTGTGCCGCCGTCTTGATGGCACGCGTGCCAGCTGCCGCCCACCATGCCTTGCTCGTGAGATTGCTCATATGATTTCTCCTTTGATTTTGCGAATCGGTAAGGAAAAGGCCCCGCAGGGCCTCATGGTGCTGATGTGGGCGGGTGCTACCTTCCGTCGATGCGCTGGTCGCATCTGGTCTCCACGCGGGAGAGCCTCGTCTCGATGCCTTCGACGCGCGTTGAGAGCGCCGAGAGCTGCTGGGAGTGTCCGTCGAGAGACGCTTTGAGATCCTTGAGGTCAGACTTGACCTCCTTGACGTCTCCCCCTATGTCCCCGAGCTGGTCGCCGAATGACTGCATCCCCTCGGTTTTCGAGTCCCGGCGCTGCAGATAGGCGACCACCATCGTCACGATGGCGGCCGTGACGCCCAGGAGGGCTATGACCTGGTCGAAGTCCACCGGCCTCACCTCCTGCCCTCGACGCGGATGATTGCGATCTCGGGAGTCGTAAGGCTCTGCGCCCATGAATAGCCGCCTGCGCTGAGATTGAAGTCGGTGTTTGCGCAGTTTCCGGAGGTCGTTATCGTGGTGCCAGACACGGCGACGTTTCTCGTCTTCGTCCACAGCCATCCTTCGCCGCCGACGAACATCAGATACAGGCCCGCCGTCGCCGCATCGCGATTGGTCAGCACGACGGAGCTGCTTATCGAGTTGTAGGCGTAGTAGATGGTCAGCTCCTTGAAGTGCGCCGCGCTTTCCGAGAGCGTGACCGTGCCCGTGGTCCCCGTGCCCGGTGCCGTGTCGTAGGTCAAGGCCGCGCCGCCGTTGTAGAGGACGACGGGCTGGATGGCGGTGAGGAATCGGTCCATTGGTGCGACATTGGTGGAGTTGACCCGTACCTCATCCGCAGCAAAGTTGACATACGAATACCAGTCGTCCGCCGTCTTTCCGTGATAAGTCCCGGCCTCGACCTCCGCGAGATGCTCGGTCGATGAGTAATCACTCCGCGCGCGTATCTTGCTGTAGGTCTCTCCGCCGTATCCTGCCGCATCCGACTTCGTGAGCACGTCGGCAAACATTGTATCGGATGACAGCACACCAGCATCCATGGTCCCGCCGTCAGGCACGCCAGTCTCAAAGGGGGCGGTCCGGATGGTTACTGACCCGCCGCACATCCTGATGATGGCACTCGTGCTGTTCTTGCCCAGCTCGATGAGGTTTTCGCTGACCGTCATAAGCTCCGTGGTGCCGTGCATGAAGACGTTTTTGACCGAGGTCATGAGCTGGTGAAAGCCGCTCGTGTCGTGGTCCCCGGTGGAGCTGACGTGTGCGCCGTCGGTATCGGCCCAGAAGTGCTGGTCCGTGGCGGCGGCAGCAGCGGCAGCAGCGACCGCCTTGTTGTAGGCGGTCTTGGATGCCTCGTACGAGCTGGACAGGCTTACGGCCGAGTACGCCCACGTGCCGTCCGAGAAGGTCGTGAGGTCGCAGGTATATAGGCTGTTGGTGCTCCCCTCGGTATAGGTCGGCTCCGTCGCGGACCACGAGCCGCCGGGGGGCTTTGCCGTGGGCTTGGCCGGCGCGGTGAGCGTGCTCGCCTGCAAGAGGTAGTACCGCGTCGTTGATACCACGTCGGTGATGGATGCCACGGTGACGGAGCCTGCTGCCTTGACGGCCACGTCTCACCCCTCCAGCTGCGCGACGTAGGTCGCCTTGCCCGTCACGTCGCCCGCGTCGATGGTGAGGGTCTGCCCGGTTGCCGCGGCGGTCGTGGAGCCGTCCTTGTACCACTTGACGGTGCCGAGCGCGGTGAGCGCGGTCCCGGTCTGCTCGACACCGGCCTTGTAGACGTGGGCCGTGAGGACGGTGGCGATGGATGAGTTCTTGAAGATGAGTCCGTTGCTCGATGTGACCACGAGCGTGAGGGCGTCAGCGCCGTCCGTGCCGGGAGTGCCGGGATCGCCTTTGGCTCCCATCATCCCCACGGAGTATGCCGTGGAGGTGGTGCTGTCGGTATAGGTGATGACCGTGCGGGTCCATAGGTACTGGCTCGCGCCCACCGTGGGAATAGAGGTGGACCACGTGCCCGTGGGCGCGGTGGTGCCCGATCCTGATACCTGGTAGGTGACCCCGGTCGAGGATACCCCCTTGCCTGTCGAACCCTTGAAGGCGATGGAGAAGGAGAAGGTCTTGTTGATGGTGATGTCGGTGCCGACGTGGACCGGGATGGTGATGGTCCCGCCTGCCGCCACCGTGGCCGCCAGCGAGAAGGTGAGCGTCGGCGACGTGGCATCGGTGTCCTTGCTGACGGTGACGCCCGTGGGGGCCGTGACCTCCGAGAGCGCGGACCGCTTCGTGGACCGGCTGCTCGCCCATGGCCGGGACGTGGGCAGCTGGGAGGACATGGACGCTGCCATGGCGCGCATGGAGGCCAGGAGCAGCGAGGAGCCGAACGAGGATGCGGGCATGCCGCCCGCAGCGCCCTTCATGAAGGAGAAGGACCTGCTGAAGCCCGTGCCCTCCGCATCGGAGGCGCTGCCCCTGCTGGGCGAGGCCTCCCGCCAGAGGGTGCCCTCCACGATGCCCGCGGGATATGCAGGCAGGGAATGGTCCGTGCCGAGGCGCTGCATCGGAAGGAATGCGAGGCTCGTGGGCATGCCGGGCGGCGAGCCCAGGACCTGTCCGGGAGGCGGCCCCGCCGCCGTGCATGGCACGGCAGCATCGCAGCAGCGCATCAGCTGCCAGGAGCAGCGCTTCATCGAGGCCCTCGGGGACAGGCGCTGGGCCACGGACGGCGACATGGAGGAGGCTGCCAGGCGCAGCCCCGGGCTGCCCGGCAATCTCGGGAAGGAGCGGCGATGGGCACGGAAGACGCTGCCACGCCCCATGCGCGCATCACAGGCAACTGAACTGAGTCAACACCTCGGACAGGCAAATGTGACATAATCACGCGGCAAGCATCGCCTCCCTCTCCGCCTGGGCATCCATCCTCGAGAAGAACCCGTCCATTAGATTGGCTGGGATCTGGTAG